TACCTTGCGAGGAGAGGCAGATCGTGTTGCCGAAGAATCCTGCGTAAATCCCATTCGGCAGAGCGAGGATGCCAAGCATGTTCGTCGGCGGCACGTCCCAGGTTCCGATCACGCCGTTAAGCGTGAAGTAAGACGGGATGACCTCGGAGAGCGCCGAGTCCGCGATGATGTCGAGATACGTCTGACCCATCGGGAGGTCGGATGCCACGAGCAGGAATTGCGTTCCGCCGGACGAGCTAGTAACGAGCCGGTACAGGTTGATGCCGGGCGAAGGACCGCCAGGGTTGAAGCTGATCGCATTCTGCACCTTCGGGATGTACGCACTTCCACCCTGAAAGTAGGTGGAATCCACGCCAGCTTGCGATAGCGAGGCCGGCAGCGTGACGTTTACTCCATACCCAAGGTTGCGAGTAATTACCGCGCTCGCGGGCGACGGGCCGCTTTCCTCGCCCAGGTCATTGAGCAGCGTGTAAACGTAGGCAGTCGCCTCGGAGGCCGCGGCAGTCAGAGGCGTCGTTCCGGTGATCGTGAAGTTGTCGTAGTTCACCGAGAACCAGTACGGGATGGAGTTGCCGGGCGCGGTGAAAGCCTGCACGCCGTAGGTCGATCCATTGTTCGGGCACGATGCGTAGCTCGCGGTCAAGCCGGTAGCTGTCACGAAGTGCCCTGCGCCGTTGACCGTCTTGATTGTGATGCTCATGGCCGATACGCCGGCCGCACTCGGAGCGCCGATCGTAATGACGGCCTGGTTGTATAGGCTCCCTTGGAATGGTCCAATGTAGTAGCCAGTGCCGTTCCACGTCGGGATCGAGCCCGAGGCGATCGTTGTAGTGGAGAGCGCCGCGCCGATCACAAAGCCCGTGACCGGACAAAACTCAATGAGCACATTGCTCGAGCCCGCCACCGCATTGCTTGCCGAATTGATGTAGACGCGGATGCACGTTCCCTGCCCGCTGGCATCCATACCAACGTAGAAGTCCAGGTAGCCCTGCCCTTGATAGCAGTTGGCCGCGAAGGACAGCGCAAACTCGACCTCCATCGTGACGGCTTGAGTTGGGTCAACCGCAAAGTTTTTGTAGCCGTATGCTTCTCCGCCGATCGACTGAAGGTGCAGCGCGTCCCCGGCCGGGTAGCCGCCTATACTCGCGAAATTACTGTCTTGAAGCGTCGCCGTCGAGAGCGTCCACTGGACGGGATTATTGAAGTTTTCAACGAGTGTTGAAATCGTGCTACCCGCTGAAGCCTGGACAAGGGTTACGGTCGGCACGAACGTCGGGTTCGGCACGCCGATCTTGCGCGAATAGATCGGGAACGGCCCATTGCCGGGGAAGCCTGCGCCCAGCGACGCGCTGCCGGTAACGGGATTGCCGCCGGCCGTCCGTCCGCTCGCAAGACCGATGTCCGTGAAGCGCGGCGCATCCGTACCGCAGAAGTACGTGCGGAACGAAACGTCCCCGCTGATCGCCGCCTTCTCGATATCTGCTTCGGACGCGGTGATGACGTTGGCAGTGGCGCCATTCTGAGCGCGCTGCCACATTGCCATGTAGTTACCGATGAGGATTGCACACTGTCCAGCATCCGCCCACACCGATGAGGACGGAACGCCGTGTGCTGCCTGATTCTGCACCATGCAGAAATTCGTTCCCGTGCCGTCCCAATGGTGGATGACCGTATAGTTCGAGCCGTTCGTCAGGCTTAGGCAATAGCCTAAGCGCGCGCCTCCACACACAAGCCATAGGTAATAGGTGGTCGCGGTCGCCGTGAACGACTCGAGCATAGCGATCGTATTCTCAGACGATTCGGACCAGGTTGTGGGTCCGTCAGATGATCCGCCGCCAACGTATGCAGGATCCCCATTAAGCGCCTCTGGTCCGGTTGACCACGCGCCTGTCGCAATCTCCGTGGCGCCAGCAGCACCGCACGCAACAAGGTGCCACGCCGTAGCGCCCGCATTTATACCATTGCCCGTAAGAACTATCAGATGCACACCATCGGCGCATGGGAAGGTAGCATTCAAGTCTACAGGCGACCCACTGAGCGCAGGAATAATGTCGTACACAACGACTTGCGTGCCAACCGGATTGATCGTAAATAGTCCGGCGTATCCACTGGTAGAAACGCCACCAATGATCGCGGTCCCGCGCCACGTAACAAGCACGAGCAATCCGTTCGCTAATTCGCAAGCGATGTCGTTCTCCTGCCATTGCGCCATGTAGTTGCCGACACCCGGATAGCTCGCTGCAGCCCCAACGCCGAAGTAAGCGGACCCGAAGATTGCGGCTTCCTGCGCACCGGCGGCGCGCGATGTTGCCGTGCCGCCGCTCACTGGATCAACCTGCCATATGTATCCGTCTCCCACAGGAGGCCCTGCGATTGGCCCAGTGGTCGCCGTATTCGTGGTACCGGTCTTATAGTCAATGATGCGGATTACGTTGCCATCGTTCCCGAGAATGGCCGGGATCAAGTTAGAGACGCTGCCGTTGAAATACGGGTCTCCGACAGTTGGCACCCAAAACGGCGTGCCCAGGTTTGACTCCCATAGCTTCTGGAACACGTTGCCGCCAGCATTCGGCGTCGAGTTGAAGGTCAGCCAAACTTCCTCGGCCAGGTAGTAGATCGTCAGAGGATCGACGACGATCGGCTGGGTTGTGGACTCGCTGAAGCCGTACCACGTATCCACGTCGCCGGAGAGCAGGCGCGCGTTCTCGCTGTTCTGTCCCATCTGATTGGGCAGAGAACGGGGAGCCAGCCGAGGCGCCTCACCCTTGAAATCGGATACGTCGATTGTCACGCCTACCTCGCGAGGAAGGCGCGCGGTTTTGCCCGGAGACTGCCCGCTTGCTTGCCGCGAGCGATGTCGGAACGGCCCTGGCCGAAGCCTTCCTCGAACACGGCCTTGTTGCGGTCGCGCTCGATTGGGTTGTACCAGGGCTCATCGCTCAGGCCGTAAAGGTGCGCGAGCGCGCCGGCCTCGATGTAGCGATTGTATTTCCGGTACAGGTCCAAGGGGATCTGCGTTGCATTGTCCGGCGTCTGGACGTAGACCTCGAGTTGCACCGGGTACGCATTGTTCGGGATCGGGTAGAAGTTGACCATCCCCTCGGGGATGTAGTTCACATAGGTCGGGAGCGACGGCTGGCGGTTCGGGTCGAAGTTCGCCGCATCCGTGTTCGTCCACAGGTCCACCCACGACTGATTCGGGGAAAGCTGCTGGATCTGCCCGGCCTTCAGGCCGAGGATTTCAAAGTTCGCGTCCGAGCCCAGGTTGTAGATCGGCTGGTTCGCCTGCGTCAGGTACGGGATCACCGTGCGCGTGAGCATCATCGTGCGCCGGCAAAGTTCTCGAGCGGCGCGCGCGTAGGCTTGATAGATGATCGCGAGCGGGGCCTTCTCGATGATCGAGGCCACGTCCCCGGAAATCGCGTTGATCTGCACGAACGCTTGGGGCGTGACGATGCCGGCCGCAGGGACGCCGGCCAGGGTTCCCGGAGTCACTTCCGGGGTAGCGGGTCCAGGGTTGAGCGAGAACGAACCGAAGACGGCCATGCCTATTCCTTCTCACCCAGCATCGGCGCGGGCTCGAGCTGAGCTTGCTTGCCGCCCATGATCCCGGCTTGGCACCGGGACCAATAGAAATTAGCCTTCACAATGTCCTGCCGCCGTGTGTTCGACCCGAAGCACAGACCAACCAGGCCGTCCACGACCGCGCCCAGGTAGTTGTCCGGTAGCGGGAATACGGTATTGCTTGTCGGCAAGCAGCCGAACGCGCCGATGATCGGCGTCGCGCCGACAAGGGCTTGAATTTCTCCGGTGCCGTTATTCGGCGGGAAGCACTGGAAGATGTCCGGGGACCGCTCGTCCACGAAGATGTCGGTGACGTCGGTAGTCGGGATGTTCTCGCGCCAGGCCGGGAACCGGCGGCTCAGGAGCCTCAATTCGCCCTTGGTACAGCTTGCGCCCGAGACCGTGTTGTAGTACGGCTCCATGACCATCAGGACGCCGGCCGGGGCGGTCTGGATCGTCCCAGCCACCAGCGGAATCGTGATGATCTGCGGGTAGATGTCGCGCTTCCAGTTGGCCGCGGAGGCGAGGACATGGTTCAGGAACCGCTCCATGTCGGCGTCCAGCCACGTCACGCCGTTGGGATCGAGCGTGATCCCGCGGGCCGTCTGCATGATGGTTTCAACCAGGATGGTCACGCGACCCTCCCGCGCCGCGGGTCATTCGCGGCCAGGTCAATATCTCGCACCAGGACGCCAGCCCCGATTACGGGCGGCGGCTGGTTCCAGCGGGTCGCCGCGCACCAGAGCGCGTCATCCGACCGCTTTTTCGCCTGCGCTTGCCCCTGCTTCGAGAACCAACCTTGCTCCACCAGCGCGCTCCCCTATGGCCTTCACGATGTCTTCGGTCGGAGTCTTCCGGCCAAACTTGAGCCCGTACTTATCCGAGGCAAATTCTAGCAGATCGGCTCGAGTCATCCGAGACAGGTCCAAGCGGCCGGCGTCGTGTTCCTCGATCACGGCTCCGGTGCCAGCGATCTTCGTGATGCCAGCCACGTACAGCCGGCGCTCAAATTCCTCGGCCATGAAATTGCCGTGGAACTGCATCAATTCCCCTTGCGACAGTTCGATCGCCCTGGGAGTTGCGTACATCAGCGCCGCGTCCGACTTGCGGATCGCGATGACGCGAACTTCACTCACTCGACGCCGATGCCCGTCATCCCGCGTTGCAGCCCGGCCGGCAGGCCGTTGGCGATCACGGATGCGGAGTGCGCGGCCATGACGGCCTTGCGGATGTCGAACAGCGACAGCTTCTTGTTGTCGCGAAGCTCGGTCAGGCCGTACTCGTCCTCGGCAAACTCGAGCAGGTCGCTGCGGCTCATCTTGCCGATGTCCACGTCCCCGCGCTGGGCCTTGGCCGATACGCCGGTGTTGATGAGCGTCAGGTAATCCTCGATTTTCTGACGGCTATCTTTCGGACTACCCGGATACGGAAAGATGTTCCCGTTGCTCAACTGCATCGAGAGCGGCGTCGCCATGACGAGCGCGCCGATGTCGCGCCGCACGCAGAGCACGCTGGGCAGTTTGCCGGGTTGAATTGTGGGGTTGTGCGATCGGGCCGGCGCAAACGCTGCGTTCTTGGCGTTCTGAAGGCGCGGCTCGTTGACTTGGTTCAAGGTGCTCATTCACTGCTCCTGAAAAGGCCCCGCGGAGCACCATGCCCCGCGGGATTTTCGTTCAACCGATCCTAGTTGCCCAGGATACCACGGCCGGCAACGCCGGAAGTGGCACGGTTCTTATGCTTCATTTCGCCGTCTTCGTAGGTCTGGCTCGGACCAAGCGGGGGATTCTTGAAGTGCATCCCTGCTTTGCCAGAGGCCAGCTTACGCTGACGGGAAATCGTTTCGGGCGGAAGAGCCACGTCGCCAGTTGCGCCGGGGAGACGATATTCCTCCGGAACACCAGACTTCATGGGCTTCTTGACGTTCTTTGCCATTTCAACTCTCCTGTTTCGTTCGTGCGTTCTATCAGGCCGGCATCAGCCGGCCGTCAATTACGCTTGGTTGGCGACCGGGTACGCGAAGGTCGTGCCGATGTAAGTCGGCGCGATCACCTGGAAGCCGAAGACCATCAGGCCCCGGATGATGTAGCCGAAGTCGTTCGGGTTGTCGATCATCTGCGCTTCAACGATCTGCGCAGCGAAAGCCAAACCGGCCGAGTGGCCCCACATCAGGTTCCAGTTGGTCGTAATGCCCGACCCAGGAGCGTTCTTCAACACGTTCCGCGATTGGAACAGGTTGAAGCGATCGATGACCCCAGCCTTGCCGTTACGCAGGATGGACACGCCGTCACCCGCCAACGAGGCGATCCGCAGATCGCTACGCTTCAGGTTGTTCGTGAACCAAGGCGTCCCGACAAACCAGCGGCCTTCGTCGGTGACATTGTTCTCGTCCAGAGCTTGCCCGGCCCAAGTGATCGCGTCGATGACGTTCTGCTGGGGATAGGCGGCGCCGGTCGGAAGAATGGCGACGGGGGCTGCGAGCGTGCCGAGGTTCAGGTTGGCCGAGTCCTGGCCCGCGGCGGCGCCAGTGTTGCTGGCATCGACTTGGGTCGGGATGGTCTGAAGCATATCGGCATCGGCGGCGATCTTGAGTTGGATCGATCCGTCGTTCGCGAACACATCGGACAGGTCGATGTCCGATTGGCGCGAGTCCACAATGTTCAGGGCAACCGCGAACGAATACGCTTGGTTGATGGTCAAAGTGACCGAATTGCGCGACGGGTACTGAGCCGTGAGGCCAGCGCCGATCGTGTACGTGGACACGGTAATGTCCGGTACGGTACGAATGACAACCTGGGCACCAAAGCCCGCGATGTCGCCTTCGTAGTCGGTCGTTGCGATTTCACCGAAAACGGTGGTCTTGTAGAACTTCTCGACCAACTTACCAGAATAGACCACAGGATCGAAATTGATCGTTCCCGAGGACGTGTAGTCCGGTACGCCGGCCGCGCGAGGTACGCCGATTCCCATTTCAAAATCTCCAAATTATTGGCGTCAAGCGGAACGTCTCAGTCGGATGCGATTACATCCGGCCTCGTTCTCGCTTAATCCGAGCCTCGAAATTCGCCTTGTACTCCGCGCTCAACTTCCCTGGTATGGCGGCATCTTTGTAGAACGTCCGAAGATCCGCGTCAGTCAACGGCGGGCCGTCAGACTTCGGCGCTTCCGGTGCCTCGTTCCCCGAGCCCAACGAACCTGTTACGGTCACGTTCGGTTTCGGCGGAGTGGGAGCCGGATTCAGCGTTGCTACAAATTCGTCCAACAGTTTCACGATCCCTGCCGCGTTGTTGCGCGCCTTGTGTCGGTTGACGATTTCCTGGCGGGTGAGACCGGAAGCCGGTTCCACACCCTCAAGCCACTGACGCCAAGTCGGCATCGCGTCGATTTCTGCCCAATTCGGGCACCCTGCTGTAAGGGCCTCGACAAATGAGACTTGCGCCGCCTCTTTCTCGCTTGCCGTCTTTTTAGCGGTGGCCTCGATCAGCGGTTTCGTCGCTGCCTCGATCTGTTGCTGAATCAACGGTTGAACGCTCTTGAGGGTAGCCTGCAAGATTTCCTTTGCATTTTCTGGTCCGATCTTTTCCAGCATCGCATCGGAATAGAAATTGCGCACATCGACTTCGGGCAGCGCCTCGACGGTCGGATTGGCCTTCGCGGATGCGGCGAGTTGGGCTTCCAGGGCTCCTATCCGTCCGCTCGAGTCCGCGATTACTGCCTCCAGCCGCTTTACGTCGGCGCGGCGAAAGCCTTCGATGGCGTTCGCGCGGGACTTCCAGTAGCTAAGGCTCGCGTCCTTCTCGGGACTAGGGGCCTGAAGCAACTCATCGACCGTGAATGCTACCGGGGCCGGGTGTGTTGCCGTCCCATCCGTTGCCGGAGGGGCAATATCAGTTGCGGGTACAGGAGGGGTCAGTCTGCGGCGAGCTTCGTCTGCACGAGCGGTCGCCTGCTTCGGGACCTTTACTCCGGGTGATTCTTGGTTCGGGTTCTCTAGTAACACGGCATCCTCGATAGACCTATCCCTGGCAAGGGGCGTCGAATCTGATTCTTGGTGAGCGCCTATTCTGTCTGGTCGGCACTATTTACCAGCCTGCGGGGCATACGTGGCCGAGCCGCAGTGCCTTCAAGGATTGCCCTTGCACCTTCGCACTTACTGATGACGCCTGCCAGCGCATCAGCAGCCCCGAGGGTCCGAAAGACTGCCGGAGAGTCCTGGTTCCGGCTCCTTACGTTCAGGAACTCAATCTCTTTGAGCAGAAGACCAAGGAGGAATCGACCATCGGGGGACACGTTCAAACGCGCCAAGAAGGTCAACTCATCGCTCTCGAGCTTCCGCTGCATCAAGACTCCAAAAGTGTTGCGATATTACCACACCCGTTTTTG